TTGCTACAAACGGGAACAACCCATTATATCTTATTTTGTTTCTTCATTTTCTTCGGTGTTGTCGTCTTTGTCCTTTGTTTCCAAATTAACCGAACATTTACTACGACATATACTAAAGGATAATCTACAACTTAATTTTTTAATTTTTTCAAGTATTTTTTTAAAAGGGTTCTTCATTATATATTATTTTTACAAAAAATTAACTATTATAATATTTTACTATATTGACTCTGTGTTTTAACGCTATGAAACATTCTATCGGCAATTATTGCTTTTTTTAATTCTGTTTTGACTGGAAAGTTTTCACTTATAAAAATATGTCTTAACATATTAGCCGAAATCTTTTTTCCAGTGGGTTCGAATACTTTATTTAAATATTTAGAAAGTTGATTAGAAGTCATAATCCCCCCTCTAGTATCTATTAAAAAGTTATCGCTTTTATTATATTTAAACCAAATATTCAAAATTGAATTAAGTTTTTTACCAACTGGAATTTTTTTTATTCCGTAGCTTTTAGAGGTTTTATAGTCTCCAAAGTGAAAAAATTTACTATTACGCGATTTATTAATAATATAATTATGTTCGGCTAAATCTTCGTATTTTAAATCGTTATATTCTTCATTATTAATAATTTTCATACTACCATAAGAAAGCCTGGCGGGTGGGTTATCTTCATATACATATAAAGAGCCTATAACGTATTTTTGTAAAATATCGAATTGTTTTTTAGTTAATTCACTTTGAGAAAAAGCCCCCCTTTCTAATAAGTCGTTTTTATATGAATTTAGAACTTTTTTTAAATCTTTTATAGTGCTCCAATTTTCAGCCTGTTTTTCTGTTTTTTTATTTGTTTCAATGATATTATTATATTTTTCTGTGTATTCTTCTAATTTACTTCTATAAAATTTTAAAGAATCGGTATATTCTCCCACGCCGTCGGGAATGCTATTTAATGTCGTTATTATGCCCGTTAAATAATTTTTTTGGGTGGTGAGTGCTTTATCCTGTAACCACTCGATAACCCCTTCTTCGTCCTTTAAAAAATTTAAATCTTCTGGTGCGTTAGGGTTATCATAGTCACCCGTTAACCCTTCATATACTTTTTTAATATTAATTATATAAGCGTTTATCGAGTTAGGTTTTATATTTCTGGCTTCTTCGATATATTTGGCGATTTTTTCCATATTTATTATATATTTATTAAGATTTTTTTTTTAAATTATTATCTTATAAATATATATAAACTTTATTAAGAAAAATGGTTAATTTTGAAAATGCTAGAATTTATAAAATTACAAATATTAAAAACGGCAAAATATATTTAGGTTCTACTACTGATAAATATTTATCGAATAGAATGGCTAAGCATAGGGCTAGAAAAGATAGTAGACTTCAAAGGGAAATAGGGAATATATATGACTGTAAAATAGAATTAATAGAAAATGTAGAAACAGATAATCGAATAGAATTACGGCAAAGAGAAAGAGAATATATAGAAGGGGCTTTAAAGTGTCCTTTGTGTAATTGTGTAAATAAAAATATTCCAAACCGTAGCCAGAAAGAATATATGATTTATTATAATGAAAAATTAAAACAACAGAGGAAATTAAAGAAATTAGAAAAACTTAAAAATAAAAATAATTTATTATTATAATATGGATACTAGCGAGGACTACACAGACGATTTAACTATTCTCCCAGTAAAACCGCCCCCAATTGATAGCGAAATAAAATTCGATAAAAGACTACCAGATATTAATAAAGGAGCTTTAGTTATTGATATAGCTAAGCCTAGGTCGGGAAAAACGCTTCGGTGTGTGAATTATTTACAAAACCCTAATTTTTACGCTGGAAAATTTGACGCAGTATATATTTACTCTTCTACAATGTCTAACGGGGACGAAACCGCCCGCTTTTTATTCGATGAATTTGGGGAAACAATTTATAGCGAATATAGCGATAGTCATCTTCAAAGCATAATAGATTATCAAGACAGCATTCCAAAACATAAACGCCCGAATATTGCTTTAATATTTGATGATTTCATAGCATTTCCAAATATTCATAGGAACGCCTTAATGTTTAAAATAGCGACTTCTTATAGACATCATAATATTAAATTGTTAGTGTATAATACGCAGATGTTAAAATATGTTCCTCCCGTGGTTCGGTCTTGTTGTAATTATGTTATATTATCCCAAAATTCGAACCAAAAACAAGTCGAAGCCTTAGCCGAAGAATACGGGGGGACTTATGGAATTGAAAAATTTAAATCATTATTTGCGGAAGCCACTAGCGAACCCTACGGCTTTTTATACTTGGATTTATATGGATTTACAGGAACTAATAACAATCCTAAAGCATATAAAAATTTTACAAAAATGATTTATGAAGCCCCTATTTCATATTCTAAAAAATCCTTAACATCTACAAATAGCGACAGACGCAAAAAACGAAAAGGAGGACAGAAAAACACAGAAGACACCGAATAACTTTTTAAAAAAAAGTTAAGTCAAAAAAATAAAATGTTCTCATTTGTGAAAAATTTTAATATTAAAATTATTACAAATGGGAACACCGAAAAATAAATAAGATAAACAAAAAGATAAAATTTTTTGACTTAACTTTTTTTTAAAAAGTTATAGTATAATTATATAATATGAGTTATTCTTTAAAAAACATAAAAAAAAGCAATAAAGCAGAGAAAAAATTTATGGCTACGTTTACTAATAAGGAAAACGGGCGAGAAAAAGTTATTCACTTCGGGGCGGCTGGTTATCGCGATTTTACCCTTTTAAATAATAAAAGTAGTAAATTTTATATAGAAGACCCCAAAAAAAGAATAGAGGTAAGAACAGCCTATCAGCGGCGACATATGAAAGACTTAAATACAGAAGCAGGGCGAAGCGGTGTATCGGCTGGGGCTCTATCTTTTTTTATTCTTTGGACTGGAAAAACATTTAGAAGCGGGTTAACAAATTATAAAAAAAAATATAAATTATAATAATATTACTTATTAATATATAATTATGAGCTCGCCCTATGGAACTTTTCAGCAATTACAATTAACCGAAGCACAGGCACAAACAGCACACCACACAACAGCCCACGCAAAATTAGACACGTCAAACGCCCACCACGTAACCGCCCACGCAAAATTAGACACAGCAAACACACACCACGCGATAACCTCGGGAAAGCTTACAAATTTACAGACTATAAACGATACTAAACTATCAAGTATACAAACATTTTTAGATAAAGACAGCGGGGCTAATTTCGCTCTTAATCTTACTAATACTAAATTAGATACTATCGCAACTAATACAGCGAATATTAAACTTTCGGCAGATTCAGTAAATTTAAATGTGGATACTTTAGAAGCATTAATAGGAACTTCGAATACACTTTCAGGAACTGGAAATACTACTTTATCTACATTAAATACAAATTTACTTTTAAATAATACTAAATTAGACACAGTCGAGGCTTCCCTTACTAGTATGGAAGGAAAACACGATACACAGATAACACACTTAAGCGAAATTGAAGGAGCAGTAGAAACTTTAGAAAATTGTATAGCAAGTAATAAAGTAAACGTAAATATAGCCTCGGGGAGTTCGGTCGATGTCTCTTCCTTATCAACACACGCTAAACAAGATACAATAATCGGGCACTTAGACGGGGTCGAAGGAAAACTCGATACCCTCGAAACATCTCTTACAAGTATGGAAGGTAAAACTGATTCTTTAATATCGGCAAATCATAGCGATTTAGTAGCCCTTGAGGCTTCCCTTACAAGTATGGAAGGTAAAACTGATACCCAAATAACACACTTAAGCGAAATTGAAGGAGCAGTAGAAACTTTAGAAGCTTGTGTAGGAAGTAATAAAGTAAACGTAAATATTTCAAGTGGAAATATCTCAGGCTTCTCAACTTCTTCTAATCAGTCTACTATAATCGGGCACTTGGACGGGGTCGAAGGAAAACTCGATACCCTCGAAACATCTCTTACAAGTATGGAAGGTAAAACTGATTCTTTAATATCGGCAAATCATAGCGATTTAGTAGCCC